GCTGGAGGCGGTGGTGGTGGTGGCACTAACAAAGCGTTTACCACCTATAGCGATGCTCAGGCCAAGGAGCGCGCTGTTTCCGCATACAACGCCGTACTGGGTCGCAAGCCTACAGAGAAAGAACAAAAGGCTTTTATTAAAGCACTTCGCGCTGGCGCTAAGGCTGCTCCTGCTATTACCAAATACTCAGCCAGTGGCAGGACTCAAAAAAGTCAACAAGGCTTTGACGAGAGCGCATTTATAGCTGGGTACATGTCTAACCACATTCCAGATCCATCGGAAGACTTAGATGGTGTTGCTGGTCAAGTTCAGGATTTGATAGACAGTTACCGCGAGCAATACGGGGTTAACCCAACTCAGTCTTTTGTAAACAACTCAATTAAAAGGATTATTGCTTCTGCCGATCCAGGCACAGAAAAAGCCAACCTAGAACAGCAATTAAAGGAGCAGGCTCAAGTTCTTTACCCAGCGCTGAAAGAAAAGATTGACGCTGGCATTACTGTTCGCGCTATTGCTGATCCGTTTATCTCAACGTACTCAAGGCTAATGGAAGAAAATGACTTGAACGTAGACCTGAACAATAAGTTCGTGCGTTCAGCGCTATCAAACAAGAACGAAAAAGGCGAGTATCAGATAATGGATGAAGATTCATTTGCTCGCCAGATTCGTTCTACAAGTGAGTGGCTAAATACAAGGAACGCAAAAGAAACTATGCTTAGTGCTGCCGATGGAGTTTTACAACAATTTGGATTTAGGAGATAAAAATGGCTGATTTAACTTTTACCCAGAAAAACGCAAAACAACTTTTAGCTGATGCTTTTGCTTCTTATGGATTAACGGATCAAGCATTTATCGATGCTATCCAGCAAGCCATTTTAGACAATACCGATAAAGATGGAAATGTGGCAACTGCTACAGCCACAGCGCAAATTAGGAATACAGATACCTACAAACTTAGATTCGCTGGAAATACAATACGTAGAACCGCTATCCAGGAAGCTATGGCGCGCGGAGAAATACCTACCATGTTTGAATTATCTGAAGCAAAGTACATTGAAATGGAAGACTCTTACCGAGAAGTCCTTAAAAAAGCCAATGTTCCACCTCAGTTCTACAGCAGTACCACCTACCTAGCTAAGATGATTGGTAACGATCTAAGCACTGGCGAAGTAGCAGCTCGCGCTTCCATTGCTCAACAGGCTGCCAGTCAAGCCAATCCAGAGATTAAGCAACAACTACAGTCTTTGTATGGAGTTGGCGAAAATCAAGTAGCAGCGTTCTTCCTAGACCCAGAACTGGGCAGGCAAACCATTGATACTGTTGCTGCTGGTAATGCTGCAATCTTGGCTGCTTCCGCGGCCAGAAGTGGCTTGACCCTTAGCAAGTCCCAAGCAGAGGCTCTAGCGCAACAAGTAGCCCCTACTAACGAACAGGCCATAGTCGCCGATGTTGTATTTGGAGAAACTGCTAGAACCGCTGGATTAGCCGCAACTGGAGTATCTGGAGAGATGGCTTCGGTTAATGCCGAAGATGTAATTCTGGCTTCTACCGGAAACGCTGAGGCTCAAGCAAAGCTGGATAAAGAACGGCTAAAGCGCCAATCTGAGTACCAGGCAGCATCTGGCATGGCTGAAACCCAGAAGGGCGTGGTTGGCTTGCAGAGGGCTAATCTCTAAACCATAATTGAACTATCATCTCCTTCGTTGATAAATGGGGACACAGGCATCCGAGCGCTTGTGTCCCCTCTTTCATGTGCTAGGATTTTATTGAAGGTCCGTAGAAATGTACGGTAGCGACCACACCGCTTAGTTAGACCTTCAAACGTGTGTAGGTGGTTTAGCCCCGACTGGCCAGTTGGTGTCTTCCACGCAGCCAAGCTGCAAACTGAAATTATTGGCCCCACCGCAATGGTTATCCGCTATTGCGCGACATGGAATTGGATACACAATGACAACCGAAAACCACACAGACGAAGACTTTTCTGACGAACAAGATGCTCAGGCTGAAGGTTCTGATGAGCGCAATGACCGTAAATGGGTTAGAGACCTAGAGAAGCGCGCTAAGGGTGCAGATAGCGCTAAGGCAGAAGCCGAAGCAGCTAGACGCGAATTAGCAATGCTTAAGGCTGGAATCGACCTAGATACTCCACAAGGCAAGTTGTTTGCGAAAGCATACGATGGCGAACCTACACTGGATGCGGTTAGAAACGCTGCTGAAGAATATGGAGTTATTCAAGCAATGAACGCTATTCCTGCGGAAGAACTAGATGCAATAGACCGCGTATCACGCGCTGGTTCTGTACCTGCTTCCACCCCAATGGATGATCCGTTCGCAATGCTAAACAACGCCGAAACACCTGAAGCAATCATTGACATTCTTAAAAAGAATGGCATTACGATTGATAACGAGCAACCTGGTCAGTGGAGAAGTTTAGTCTAATTACAGTCTCGAAAGGACTAAATCATGGCTATTACCGCCACTAACACCGCAAGTCTTGACTTGCTTTTAACCGGTTATGAGAAGTTAGCTTACTTCTCACTACGCCCAGAACTATTCTTCGACAGCGTATGTGAAGTTGGCACAACCAACCTAACCTCCCCAGGTGCAGATGTTAAGTTCACTATCTTCAACGAACTTGCTGCTGCTACCTCCGCACTAGGAGAAACAACTGATGTTACTCCAGTAACAATCGATGATGCTCAGGTAACTGTTACCTTGGCTGAATACGGTAACGCTGTTCAGACTTCTGCAAAGCTTCGCGCTTTGTCGTTCCTAGCAGTTAACCCAGTTGTTGCTAATGTACTTGGTTTCAACGCCGGTATCTCCATTGACAGCATTGCTCGCACTGCTGCTCAGGCTGGTACAAATGTTCGCTACTCAGGTGACGATGGTGACCGTAACGATGTAGACGCAGCAGATACCCTAACCGGTAATGATGTTCGTCGCGCAGTTGCAGAACTTCGTAAAGCCAATGTTGCAACATACAACGGTGTCTACAAGGGCATCATCCACCCAGATGTAAGCTACGATTTCCGCGGCGCTACAGGTGGAACTAACTGGTCAGATCCACACATCTACTCAGATCCATCAGGTATCTACAACGGTGTAATCGGTTCATTCCAGGGCGTACAGTTCATGGAATCACCACGCGCACCATTGTTCGCTGATGCTGGTAACGGTACAAACGGAACCGGACTAATCGATGTTTACGGAACACTTATCATGGGCCGTCAGGCACTTGCTAAGGCATACTCAACTGGTGGTGGCTACTCAGCTAACCCAGTAATGGTTGATGTTCCTGTAACTGACGCACTTCGTCGTTTCGAAGGCATGGGTTGGAAGCACCTAGTTGGCTATGGCGTATTCCGTCAAGCTGCACTTCGTCGCATCGAATCTGCATCCTCAATCGGCACTAACGCCTAGTTGAGAACGGGGGGAGGGTTTCGGCTCTCCCCCCACACTCTTATCCAAAACTTTTAGAAAAGAGAAAATTGTGAACGAAAAAGAATTGCGCGCTATGGATAGAGCCATAAAGCAAGCCGTAGCGAATTACAAAAAAGATTATTACAAGAGAACCGGCAAGGCGTATGGGGAATCTAGCGCTAAGAAATCGGCTGCTGCTAAACAATCTGCATCTTCTACTCCTAAAAAAGATAGTTACTCAGCAAGAAATGTTGCAAGCGAAAAAGCAGCGAAGGCTGCTAAAGAAGGCGCAAAGAACAAGATGAAGGCTAATCCAAAAGTAAACTTAAGCCCAACATCTTCAGCTCTAGAAAGAGCCAAAGCCAAGAAGGGTAAGTAATCATGGCAAAGAAAAAAGAAGCTACTACTGAAGAAGAAATGATCGCAGAACTTCAGAAGCAGATTGATGCCTACAACAAGAAAATGGGCGGTGGAAAAAAGTACATTCCGCGCAACCCAAAGCAACCAAAGCCAGGGACAACAACTGCTAGTCCAACTAACGGCAAAAAGTACATACCAAGAACTCCAGTTAAGACACCTAAGCCAGGTGACGGTATGAAGTACATACCAAGAAATCCAGGAAAGAAGTAATATGCCAAAGCAACCAATGAAAAAGCCAATGGTTAAGAAGGCTGTTGCAAAGAAAACTGTTGCTAAAACTAAAGCATCAAGTTTAAGTCCAGCGCAAAGACGCGCTAAAGATAATAAGTCGGTAAGTAACTTAGAGTCTTGGCGTAGTGAGTCAAGTCCTATAACTGGCGCACCTATGTTAGATGCAAAAGGTTGGAACCAAGATGTTAATACTCTGGCTAAAATGGCTAAGAAGTACAAACTAGCAAAAACCGACAAGCAAGCCTATGATGTTGCCTTCAAGTCCCTAAAGGGCTGGGAATCTCAGGTTGAAAAGAAAAAGAAAAAGTAATTATGGTAGCTAAGAAAGATCCACGTTTAGCACGTGCCGGTGTTTCTGGCTACAACAAGCCGAAGCGAACACCTAGTCACCCAAAGAAGTCACATGTAGTTGTGGCTAAAGAAGGCGACAAGGTTAAGACAATCCGCTTTGGACAACAAGGTGTGACGGGCGACAAGAAACCTACCGCAAGGCAGGCATCCTTCAAAGCCCGTCACGCCAAAAACATTGCTAAAGGCAAAATGAGCGCAGCTTACTGGGCTAATAAGGAGAAATGGTGAAGAAGCAAGTATGGGATAAGCCAAATCCTAAAAAGAAGTCCAAGGCGCTAACGCCGAAGCAGAAGTCCAGCGCTAAAGCGCGCGCTAAGAAGGCTGGCCGACCATACCCAAATCTCATTGACAACATGGCTGCTTCTCGAAAGAAAAAGTAATGGCTACCTTTGAACCGCCTATCGGCTCTTACAACCCACCGGTCTACCCTTGGGCAAAAGATGAAGCGCCATTTCGCTATTACCGCGGTACTCCCAAAGGAAAGAATCTCTATGTAAAGGCTGACGGGACTGTGGTTGAGAATCACGATCCAGGCAATGCTGTAACCATTTACCTTGGTGGACATGTTTATGACATAACTGCTGGGGAAGCTGCCATTTTGGAAGCTGCAGGCTATACGGTTGGTACATGACAATTCATCAACAACAAGTGCATCCAGAGTTTGTTGCGGATTGCTTCATGTGCAAGGTTTCCTCAGTTCAACTTAATGCTGGCGCTGTAAATAGCAACCCTAAGTTCCAAGAGGTTGAGGCTCGGGAGAAGCGCTGGGATAAGGACATGCCAGCCTATAAGCGCCTCAGAGACCAGGGTTACCAACCCAAGGGTATTGACGGTGCCGCGGTCCTAGAACGCGACGCTACGACCCGTTTTGAGATCGAGAGCGGTACTGCGTACAGGGGTCAAGGTAAAATGGTTGAAGACGCGGTAAACTTTGTAGAGGACTTAACAGGAAAATCAGTGCTAGAGCCTGTTGTTGCACCAAAGGCTCAGGAGGCTAAAGTATGACCAACGCACAAGACTGGATTGAGGCCACTCGATTCCGGCTCATGTCTGGGCATCAAGAGCAATTAAACCGCCTAAAGACCGCTTATACTGCTGGTTCTGGAACTCTGGCTTTTGATTTTGACATTGCCGGTATCCGCGCTGGAACTGTTCTTAGCGTAGGAACTTCCACTTTCTATGTATGGGAATCAAGCACAACGCTTAATACCGCTACCGTTCAGGGTGCGTGGGATAGCACCATAGATCAAGATTGGCCATCAGGAACTATTGTTCGTGTGGCTCCGCGCTTTACAGATGCTCAAATCCTGCGCGCTGTGAACGAAGACATTAGCGACCTATCTTCTCCTACCAGTGGATTATTCCAAATTGGCACTACTGAACTTACTTATGACTCAGCTTTGGTTGGTTACGATTTATCCCTAGCGCCGAACATGATCTCTCCTATCGAACTTCGCGTAGAGAATCCAGGTAGTTTCAAGGAATGGACTCGTATCCCAAGCCACAAGTACCGTATCGTCAAGGGCGCTCCAACTGGAGATGAAGGCTTTGAGTCAGGAATGGCTTTGTTCTTGTACGACACTTGGGCTGGCGCTACTGGTGATCGCTTGCATTTAACCTACCGCAAGGGATTTAACCAACTATCTAACTCTTACTCTACAAAACTTTCTAGCGGCATCCCTGCTAGCGCTTGGGACATTCCACCACTGGGAGCTGCAATCTCTCTAATGGCTGGCCGCGAAATCAAGCGTTCCTTTGTTGAATCTCAGGGTGATTCTCGTCGCGCTACAGAAGTTGGCGCTGGAGCATCTGCAAGTTCCGTAAATGCCTTGCGCTTGTTGCGTCAACAGCGCATTACTGCTGAAGCGCAAAGGTTAGACGGTTTCTACCCGATCATTAAGGATGCGTAGTGTCTAACGCAAACTATGGTTTAGGTTTAGGTGCTTACTTTGGCGCTGCCCTAAACACCTCAACATCGTCAATAAGCGACCTTGTTCCATCTATCTTTCCTGTTTCTATTGATGGAAGACCGTACAACTTAGACCTAAACAATCCTATGGGTGGTAACTTCTACCGTCGTGATTCGATTGCCTTACTTCGTACTCAGGCAGACAGCGCTAGAACTGCTGGTGAATCTTCGGTATCTCCTGAAATTTTCTGGCGTAGATCTTTTGACTCTTGGCATGCAGGTGCTGGCCAGACTCACGCAGACCGCGAAACTTCTAACCCATACCGCTTCCGTAAATCTAAGGGAATGAATGTTTGGGACAAGGGTGAACTCAAGCCTCTTAACAATGTGGCATCGCAGACTTCTTTCCCGTCAACCCCAGCTGCAAATGCAAACATTGGATTGGTGGCAGCTGGATCTCGTTTGTACGCATTTAACGGAAACTTAACCTATTTCACCACTAGCACTTCTGGTACTTGGTCTTGGACTGCGGTTACCGGAACCCCTGCCAATGCGCCTGCCGGCATTGCATCCGATGGCAAGAATGTTTGGATAGCGCACACCGATGCTATTTGGAAAACAGATACAGCTTCTACTGGATCTCATCTTGCAACCACATTTGCTAATCCACCTGCCGGAACTTGGACTGGAATCTGGTTTAACAAGGGAAAACTATTTGGATCTACTAGCGATGGCAAGATTCATACCATTTCTGGCGCTGGAACTGTAACTAATGTAATCGATAGAAGTACCCTTGGGTTCACCTGGACTAGCGCTACTGGCGTTGGTGGCTACCATTACTTTGCTGGATACAACGGAGATAAGTCAATAATCTTTAAGGTAACTCTTACTGCTGAGGGAACTGCACTTGGCGCTGGAGTTGTAGCTGGCGAACTTCCAGACGATGAAACGGTTCTACATCTAGATGGATACCTTGGATACTTAATTATTGGAACCAACAAGGGTGTCCGTTTTGCTAATACCGATGGCGACGGTTACATAACTATCGGTGGACTTATCCAAACCAATCAACCTGTTTACTGTTCTGAGGGTCAAGATCGCTTCGTGTGGTTTGGTTGGGGAAATTATGATGATATCTCTAGCGGTCTAGGGCGCATGGATCTTGCTGAGTTTACTTCTGCATTAACTCCTGCTTACGCATCAGATTTAATGGCAGGGTGGCCAGCGCTAAACACCAGTGCATCTTCTCCGATAGCCGCTAATCCTATTTTGGGAAATGTTAAGTCAGTAGCGACCTATGCCGGCAAGCGCGTTTTTGCTGTTGCTTCTAAAGGAATCTTTGCAGAACTAAGCACCAAGGTTTATGAAGCATCACTAGAAACTGGCCTTATCTCGCATGGAATTATAGATAACAAATACGCAGCTTTCCTAGATGCTCGCTTACAACCATTGACTTCAGGGAATGTTTTGAAGTTGCTTCATTCCTCTGATTCAGACGCATTTGTAGCATCTGGATCTGTTACAACTGCTAATGCGACTTATACTGGAGAGTTTTTCCTTGGGGATACTGGCAGAAACTTTGAAGTTAAAATTACTTTTGGAGATGTTATTCCTACTACTTTAGTTGGAGCTGATGTTACCTGTACTGGATTTTTACTTCGTTCATACCCAGCGCCGAAACGGGTAAGTAAAGTTACCGTACCAATAATGTTGTTTGATTCTGTAAATGTAGCTGACCGAGATTGGGCTGGCAATCCTGGCGCAGACTTTGAGTTTTTGAATGATTTACACAAGCGCCAACTACCTTTCATCTACCAAGAAGGCGAAGTTTCGTATACAGTAGTAATGGATGATTATTACTGGCTACCAGAAAAGCGTTCAAATGTAAGTGGCTGGCAAGGTACCTTTGTCGCCGTTCTTAGAGAAATTCTGTGAGGTTCTAAATGGCTCGTCGTGAGTATACTGCTGGTCGCGCTACCACCCTTGATGGCGCTTTTAACATTGGCGCTACTACATTCACTATTGCCGATGATGGCAGTGCTGATAATTGGCCTACCAGTACCGACTATGACTTCTTTGTAACCATTGATGCCGGAACAGCGCAAGAAGAACGAGTTCTATGTTCTGCCCGTTCAGGTCGAGTAGTAACCGTAGCTGCAAGTGGTCGCGGTAAAGATAGTACTGGTGAAAAGAACCATGCTTCTGGCGCTACTGTATGGCCTTCCTGGTCAGCGCAAGATGCTGATGAAGCCAATGTACACATTGAATCTACTGGCTATGCCTCATACTCTAAGAGCGTTCATGGTCTTGGATCTAGCGATGGCGTTGTAGTAGGAACTGATAAGGCTCAGACACTTACTGCCAAGACTTTAACTGCTCCAACTATTACTAGCCCAACTATTTCTGGAACTATTACTGGAGCAGTGGTAACTAGCGCAAACATTGTTGATGGAACTATTGTTAATGCTGACATTGCTTCTGGCGCTGCTATTGATAGCACTAAAATTTCTGGAACTGCTGTTACCTTAACTGGCACAGAGACACTAACTAATAAAACATTAACTACTCCAACAGTTAATGGTGATGCAAGTTTTAATACCGAAATTGGTACTTCTGCTCTTAATGCACTTACTACAGGAGCCAGCAATACTGCTCTAGGTTACAACGCTCTTTTGTTAAACACTACGGGAAGCAATAATACTGCTATTGGTTCTACTGCACTTGACGCAAATACGACAGGTGGCTCTAATACTGCTGTTGGTAAATCTGCTCTTGGTGCAAATACCACTGCAAGTTCAAATTCTGCATTAGGTGTTTCTGCACTTGCATCTAATACTTCAGGCAATTCAAATGTTGCCGTTGGTAACAATGCGCTTTTAGCTAATACAAGTGGGTATGAAAATGTTTCCATTGGATACGGAGCGCTTGGTTCCAACACAACTGGATATCAAAATGTTGCGATTGGGAGTGGCAGTCTAAGTCAAAGTCTAAATGCGTCTGACAATGTTGCCGTTGGTAACGATGCGCTTTCAGCTAATACAAGTGGCACAGTTAATGTTGCAGTAGGTACAGACTCATTAAAACTAAATACTACTGGTGATCAAAACACTGCCATTGGTAGCCTTGCCCTAGATTCGGCAACTACAACTGGAGATAACACTGCTGTTGGTTATTCTGCACTTACTAATACAACATCAGGAGTTGGAAATAATACCGCGGTTGGTTCTTTTGCTGGATCAGGCATAACTTCTGGAGGTAGCAATACTATAATTGGCTACGATTCTGCGTTAACTCTTACTACTGGTTCAAATAACATTGTAATTGGTAATTCCGCGCTAACATCAACTGCCACTGTATCCAATCAAGTAGTACTAGGTAACTCGTCTATCACAGACCTGCGTTGCCAGGACACCACAATCTCAGCGCCATCAGACATTAGAGATAAGACTGATATTCAAGAAATACCAGTTGGCTTAGATTTCATCAACGACATTCGCCCAGTTAACTTTGAATGGAACATGCGCGATGGTGGTCAGGTTGGTAATCGCCAAGGTGGATTCATAGCGCAAGAAGTTCTTGCAGTTGAACAACAGTACAACACTCGCAACTGGCTTGGAATGGTTAACGATGATAACCCAGACCAGTTGGTACTTGCTCCGGCGAAGTTAATCCCAGTTTTGGTCAAGGCAATCCAAGAACTTTCAGCTCGTGTGGCGGAACTAGAATCCCGTTAACGCAAAATGGAGATTCTAAATGTAGCTGGACAGGCTTCTCAAGTAATCGGGTTTATACTTTTACTTGTAACTGCTCTCGCTGGATTAGGGAGATTTTTCATTTTCAACCCATTACGACGCGAAATTAAAGAAGCGACACGCCCAATTCACCCCTCTAGTAATGGGGGATTATCCCTCCCAGATGTAGCGCGGAAACTGGATAAATTGGAATCCCGTCAAGATCACACAGATTCGCAACTAGATTTAGTCATTTCATTACTGCGTAAATAGCACTTTCTGTATTAGGGTGTTTAACAACATTCCTGATATGGAGATGATGAATGTCAATTACAGATAAGTTAGCCAGCGTTGTACCTGGTAAGGCTGGCAAGAGTTGTGGCATGTGTTCGATTCTTGCTCAACTAAAAGATGAAGATAGAGAAGCAATCGTAAGCGCTATGTCTGTTCCCATGAGCAACCAACAGCGCATCACAGACAGACAAATTGCCGAGATCCTTCAAAGCGAGGGATACGAAATTTCCTTTAACTCGGTGTATCGTCACCGCCAAAATCACCTGGATAAACCATGAGCCTTGAAGATAAGTTAAATAACATTGACCTAGAAAAACAAGAAAAACCCCGAGCTGAGATCGGACTAGATGGCGGTGAGTTTACTACCGGACCATTGACCGAACCTATCGGCGAAGACTGGTCGCCAATTCTGAAATCTTTTGGACTAGATCCTGATGTATTTGAGGTCGAAGGCGACAAAGTAAGAATGTCCAAGTGGCAGCAATCAAAGCGCCTAGAGAATGGTGACCGCGACACCGTATGGATGTATAGCTACAAGGCCATCTTTAAGAGGCGTACCGAAGCCAGCATCAGTAAGGATGAATTTGACGCTCTACGGGCTTCTGTGGAGCGCTGGAAGCCAATCAGGAAGACACTAGGAACTGGACTCGGAGAACCATCGTCATTCGTAGTTCACTGGGCCGACTGGCAGCTTGGTAAAAGCGGTGTAACTGAAACCGTAGATCGCGTGTACGACTCTTTTGAAAAGACCGAGAAGCGCATCAAAGAACTTAAAAAGATGGGTCGCAACATTGAGGGATTAGTTATCTCCAACATGGGTGATCCAACTGAAGGTTGCGATGGAAACTATTCATCTCAGCTATTCACTGTAGAACTAACACAGCGCGAGCAACTGCTTCTAGCGCTGGACTTGTGGACTACCGGCATCAAGACACTATCGCCGCTAACAGACCACACCACATTCTTGTCAGTGCTGTCCAACCATGGAGAATGGATGCGGCGTGGAGGCAAACAGGTTACATCTGACTCTGACAGCGCTGACGGATTCTTAGCAAATACCCTTGAGCGAATCTTCGCTGACACCGATCATGTAGATCGCTGGGTTATCCCTCACGATGAAATGTCAATGCAGTACGACATTTCTGGTGTGCCTTGCGCGTTTACTCATGGTCATACGATCAAGGGTAAGGAAGTGGATTGGTTGCGTGGACAGTCAATTCGTTTGTTACGGGACTACGGCGTAGAGCCACGCCTATGGTTCACAGCGCACAAGCATCATGTTAAGGGTGAAGACATGGGACCTTGGTGGCGCTGGCAATGCCCGTCTCTAGATGGCGGTTCCAAGTGGTATCTTGACATGGCCGGTGTATGGTCAACCCCTGGAACTTTGACTATGCTGGTCGGACAACACGACAAGCGCTTCTGGTCTGACATGGAAGTTTTATAGGAGATGTAATGTACGAGAAGGCTGATGAAACTTTATACACAGCGAATGAACTTATACATGGAGCAAGACAGAATACTTACGGCAACGCAACTGAAACAGCGCGCCGTATTGGAATGGCATGGTCGTCTATTCTTGGCTTAGGCGAACCAATACCACCATTCCAGGTACAAGCTATGATGGCTGCACTTAAATTAGTAAGGGGTTGTATCGAACCATCGCATCAGGATTCTTGGATTGATGCGGTAGCGTACACAGCGCTTGCGAATGATTCTGTAGCCCTATAAGGTCAGTACCATAGAAAGCCTCAGTAGTCGGAGGGGAAGCCGACTTGCTGGGGCTTTTTTATTTGCGTGGTAAAATTAGGGTATGCCTCCTAAAGTTATTAAAATCGCCAAGCTAATGCTTGCTCTCATTGTTCTTGAAATCGGTGGCGTTGTCGCCGTAGGTTCTATCGCTGGAATTGAACCACTAAAAGCAGCGCTTCTAGCTGCCGGTACTGCCGTACTTAGCGTTTCTGCTGCGCTTGCTCTTGGCTTCATTAAAGATGGCAAGTTAGACGATACCGAAATCCAATCAGTATTTACTGAGATTGCGAAAAAAAAGGAAAAGAACTAATGGCGCTTCCAATCAAAGGTGGAAAGATAACAACCGCCTACAAGAAGGCTGGAAAGATGTGGTCAAAGGGTTACCACACTGGCGTTGACTTTGCAGTTCCAAAAGGAACAGATGTTCTTGCAGTTGCTGATGGCAAGATCGAAGCTGCCAACTGGGGCAAGGCTTACGGTACACAGTTAGTCCAAAAAGTTGAAGGTGGCTGGGTAATCTACGCACACCTATCCAAGGCTCTTGTTAAGCCAGGAGATGTTGTTAAGAAAAATCAGCACATTGCGGAGTCAGGTAATACCGGAAATTCGTCAGGTCCCCATCTGCATTTTGAAATGCGTAACAACATTCGCTGGAGCGCTGGCAAAGACATTGATCCTGCAAAGGTGCTTGCATCGTGAGTGGCGTTCTTTGGAAAGTTGAATCAGGTAAGGCCAAGCAAACGATTGCCCCTAAGACTTGGACTTATGTAAAGTTTGAAGGCAAAGATGTATTCACTGTTCCTGAAACTGGAGTTTGGGAATGGACTGTAATACTGCGCGTTGAATACCCGAAGGGTGCTGGCGATGTTTTGCGTGGCCGCTTCTGCCGGTATCCAAAAACAAAGCAACTTGATGAAACTGGCCATGACGACAAGAACACATCTGGTTGGGCTGGAGAAACTTATCATTCACATTGGGTACACACCATTGACTGCAATCCTAAAATGCCAATGGGCTTTTGGGTATGGCACAACGGAACTGCACCAATAGTTTTAGATGGTCGTCAGATAAAAGCTAAAAAGGCGTAACATTGAGCCGGTTCTTTCGGCTTAGTATGGTCGCCTTGATGGTAGGAATCTTTGCCATCGTTTCCCCAGCCTCAGCTCAGGTAGTTTGCAACACTTACACCTATACCGGTGACGACGATAGCGCCTATCCTGCAAACCTTCCATTTACCCTTACTCTCGGTTCAACTGAATACAACAATGTATTTGTTTCAACTAACGGCACAATGACATTCGGTGTAGCTGATGGTACTTACGGTAGTTATCCGCAGACACCATCGGTATCTGTAGCAGGTTATGACTGGGTTACTTTTGGTGAAGGTGCGTACTTATCATTTGGATCAACTGAAAATACTTTCTGCGCTGAGTGGAGTGTTCGACCTTATCCGCAATCTACTGGTGAACTAACTCAGATTCGTCTTGTCATTGATCGCGCTAGTGATGGTGGATGGCATGGAGAGATCGTTACCTTTGGCTGGCTTCCTAATAACTTACGGCGCGGTATTCGTTTTGAGCAGGGTCAAGATGTAGTCCAGATTGAAGCTGCCTTTGATGTTAATGGTGGAGTTCCTATCGAAGTGTCGCCATCGCCAACTCCAACATCGTTCACTCCTGAGCCAACTCCTGAGCCAACCCCAACCGAAACTCCTACACCAGAGCCAACTCCAACCCCAGAACCAACACCTACCCCAACTGAAACACCAACCCCAGAACCAACACCAGAACCAACGATTTTGCCTACTCCCACTGAAACTCCAAGCCCTACGCCAACTCCAGAGCCAACTTTAGAACCAACGCCAACGCCAGAGCCAACTCCTACCCCAAGTCCGTCAGAATCGCTTACAGAGCCTCCTACGCCTACCCCAACTCCAGAGCCTTCTGAAACGCCTACTTTAGAGCCTGAACCAGAAGTTGTACCAGAAGTTGTACAAGTTCCGGACACCGCCGAGGAGTTACTGGCAGATTTAGAACCTGGCGAAGCGGTCAGCTTTGAAGCCTTTGAAGCATCTGGCCTTGACTATGCAGACCTACCACCGGACACTCCAATCATTTTAGAAAACGGAGTCATTCTGACCGCTGAAGTTGCTGATGCTATCGAGATCTTTGATACGCCAGGAGAATTACTTTCAACAGTATTTAGCGATCCTAGTAAAGCGCTAAAGGCTCTACGAAATGTTGGCGCTGACATGACACCAGAAGAACGCGAAACTTCCCAAAATACCGTAGTCGCAGCAGTAATTGTGACTCAACTAGCACAAGTTAGGAGGATCAAATGATTAAGTGGATAAAGAAATACCTGCGTGAAATCACAGGAGAAACCTACACTTTTGTTGGTTTACTCATAGCGTATGCAACATTGACAGGATCAGCGCAACTAATAACGGGATACATTATTGTTGGCGGATTAGTTGTGTGGCTACTAACGATTCCTCTACGAGACAGTGACGACGATTAGTAGTCGGTAGGTTTCTTGAACTGAGTTGCCTTGGAGTTTTCTGACCAGTCGTAACTCTTTTGATGTTTAGCCTGGACAAGAATCTGGCGCATGCGTGACTCGTTGAATCCACCTGCCTTGGCTATTACTGCTGGGCGGTGTTTCTGCTCGTATGCTTCGCACACAGCAGCAGCGCGAATCTTTGAAAGTTCCCTTACTTCTTCTTGCCGTATGCGGATTTCTTCACTCAGCGCAGCTAGGCGCTCTAGGGGATCATCTATTAGGAGGTAATCTGTAAGGTTCATAGCCTTATCCTAGTGGCGACACACCCCACTACGCTAATTGACATGTCAGACCCAGCGTGTAGTGTTACACCTATGGAACCCCGAAAGGGGAAGGAGTAGAGTATGGGTAACTATCGTGTTACTACCGCAGTTAATCAATTACTAAGGGTATCTAGCTTGTCTGGCGAGATAGATCCTGACCGCGTTTCATCCAGTGAATACAGGGCTGAAGGGCATTATTTTGAGTTAGACGAACAACAAGTTCTGTTTAATTTCATTCGCACATTGTTCGGAGATTATGTGCTACCACGAGTCACTATTGAACAGCTCATTTTTGAGTTGGGAACTATTGACCGGCAAGCAGCGCTAACAGCGCTAAACATGGCCTATGGGTCAATCAACGAGGAGATGGAGATACTAAAGTGAGTCTAAGAAAGAATCAAACAGATCAACTACTAAAGGGAATTAACCCTAGTCGAGTTGGTAAAGATGGCAAAGGGTTTGCTCATTTAGAAGCCTGGGATGTACGCGCACACTTAATCCGTATTTTTGGATTTGCTAACTGGAGCGCTGAACTGGTTGACATGGAACCAATATTTGAAACCAGTATTGAAAAAGATGGAAAGACACGCTGGACTGTTGCGTATCGCGCAACTATGCGTTTAACAATTTTTACAGGAGGAATGGAAGATGCAGTTTATACCGAAGCCGCTGTCGGTGATTCGCAGAATAACCCTAGCCGAGCTGACGCTCACGATATGGCTATCAAAACTGCGGAAAGCCAAGCTTTCAAACGGTGCGCCATTAACCTGGGCGATCAATTTGGCTTATCACTTTACAACAATGGCGGCACTGGTTCTGTTGTTCGTGCGGTCTTGGATGCTGAGGAGAGTCGAAACGAAGAATCTATCGTTGAACCTGTCAAAGTTAAATCATCCAAGCCATCCACCGAAAAAACAGATGCCAACGGATTAGTTCAACAGCAACTAAAGCGCGTAAACATCTTGGGTAAGCCGGTAACTGATGGAAGCGAATGAGTACGCGGAACGCTTTTGGCTTGATTTAGCAGATGCTGATTCAAAGTCTGAGCGTTCCCAACAATCTGTATCAGGTTTAATCGGACCGTCAGACATGGTGTGTCGTGAACGCGCGCGCCATATCACAATCGGTACACCAATGACTGACCGTAATGCCAGCGCAGCAGCAATCATGGGAACTTTTATCCATAAGGGACTTGAGAAGTCGCGTGGGGAACTTCATCCACACCTTCTGCATGAAGTTGCTATTGAGATTGAGCTTCCAAATGGTGCAGTAATGGTGGGTCATGCTGATGAAATTGATCCTATCGAAAATTCGGTTACTGACTATAAGACTGTTGGTGACTTGAACTATCGTAGACGAATTGGTGTGGACATTGCACACCTGCGCCAGGTTCATCTGTACGCGCTGGGATTAGTACAAGCAGAGATCCTGCGCCCTAATCCAATCGTGCGTATCTGTTATGTAGATCGTTCTGGCGCTAACAATGTGCCGTTCGTTTACCAGCAGTTCTTTGACGAGGAAATTATCGCTGGCTGCAACGACTGGGTTAGTGATGTTATCTACGCAGTAGTCAACAAGGAAGAAGCATCTAAAGACTGGCCACGCGAAATGTGCCGGCGCTTCTGCCCTTACTACTCAACTTGCCGATCCGATGAATTAACTGGTGAAGCAATCCTTGGGGAAATGGCAACTGCAGCGCATACCTACTACGAAGCTAACAAGCAAGAAGCTGAGAACAAGAAGATTAAAGAGCAGGCTCGCGTACACCTAGATGGTGTAAACGGATTCACCGAAGAAGGTGTCGCTGTTCGTTGGATCACTGTTAACAAAGACGAAGGTTCCTATGACCGCATTGAGGTAAGGAAGTTACCAGGATGGGAAAAATAATGTTTGACGACAAAATTACCCGTTGCGCTGGATGCGGTGGATGGGTTCATACTAAGCACGACTGTGGCACTTGCAAGTTGGTGCTAAGTGCGGTTCGTTAGTTTATTTGCTGGCGTAGGTGGGTTTGATCTGGGCTTAGAACGCTCAGGTCACACCTGCGTTGGTCAAGTTGAAATTGATAAGCATGCCCAAAGTGTGCTTACGCGCCATTGGCCAGATGTGCCAAAGCATGATGATGTAACTACAGCAATAGATTGGGCTGATGAAATTGGACTTACAGGAAACGTTGATCTCGTCGCAGGAGGATTCCCTTGCCAAGACCTTAGTGTCGCAGGTAAGCGCGCTGGATTGGATGGCAAGCGATCTGGATTATTCTACGACGCACTCGCTTTCGCGAAAGCTGTCAAAGCCAAAACAATTCTCTTGGAAAATGTGCCAGGACTTCTATCAAGCAACCAAGGTCGCGACTTCGGAGTCCTCCTCACTGAGTTGGCCGACGCAGGGTATAGCAACATCGAATGGCGTGTTCTTAATTCGCAATTCTTTGGAGTCGCCCAGCGCCGTCGTCGAGTCTTCATTGTCGCAAGTCTTGGAACAGAACCCTTCCGAACGGTACTCGCTGAGTGCGAAAGCAGCGCAGGGGATCTTGAGACGGGCGACCAAGAGGGACAAGAAGTTACCGGAAATGCTGAACGCAGCGTTAGAACAGGTAGCATCGTCGGATCCAGCATAGTCGGAAGTCTTTGCGCTAGCGACCATAAGTTCCCACAACAGCAACAGGTTCACGAAAACAAGATTGTGCTACAGGAGCGTCATGCTGTTCACGAAATCTCGTAGAGCGCAGAGCGTAGACGATTATGAAACTTGGGTTGAATCTGAGGTTACTAATACGCTTAACACTTTTGATCTTGGTGACATTAGGACTACTACTTTGATAATTTTTTATGGCAACAGGGTAGCTGACATTCGTATCCAGGGAGATGTGATTAACACTTTGCAAGCAAGAATGGGAACCGGTGGAAACAACATGCCCATCTTGGCTTATCCGATTGATACAAGAAACGCTTTGAGAGATCCAGAAAAGAGAGATGAAGTGAATCGTCAGGGTTTAGGTTTGGGCGAAAACGGAGATCCTTCTCCAACTATTACTGGAGTTTTTACTCCTGGTGTAGTAACAGTTTATCCAGTTCAGGATGGTAGAGAAATGGAAAAGAATCAGAATGGTCTTGGCTTAGGCGCTGAGAACGATCCTTCGTACACCATTGACCGTACCGGCGCTCAAGCTGTGGCTTACTCAATTCGTGAGGATGCTAAGGCTAATAATTTTTCGGCTACTGAAATAGAACAGGCTAGGGCTTTGCAATCATTACAACCAAGTGTTCAATCGCACCACGCGCAGACTTTTATAGCCCAGAGTGTTGCTTACGATGAATACAACAATAGTTTGGCAGATACACATCACACGCTTCGTTCTGGGACAAAGCAATCTACCGGCGTTATACAAGAGATGCGCGTTCGTCGCTTAACTCCAACCGAGTGTGAGCGTTTACAAGGATTCCCTGACGGCTGGACTGATGAACAATCAGATACTCAGCGCTATAAGCAGATGGGAAATGCTGTCACTGTAAACGTCATTGAGTGGATAGGATCTCGACTATGAGACCACGCTCCAAAAAAATGGCTCGACTTTACATCCAGCGCCGCAAGTTGGTCGCTGAATTACTGCAAGATGCTATCTGTGTGCGCTGTGAATCAGCAGAGGCTACAGAGGTGCATGAAGTCTTGACTCGCGCTAGAGGTGGGTCAATTTTAGATAAAGATAACTGTGTCCCGTTATGTCATTCGTGTCATAGCTGGGTCACCATACATCCGAAAGAAGCGCATGCAGAAGGTCTCATGCGTAACTCCTGGGAGGGATGAAAGAAATGACAACAACAATTAGTGGAAATCTGGGCGCTGATCCAGAACTACGCTTTACTAAGTCAGGCGCTGCGTTTGTAAAACTGCGCGTAGCTGTGACTGAACGCAAGAAGCAAGCCGATGGCACTTGGACTGATGGAGATACTCTCTGGATGGACGTTAGCGCTTGGAATGGTCTTGCAGAAAACTCTGCTGAATCTCTATCAAAGGGATCTCGCGTAATCGTTACCGGCAACCTAAAGCCCCGTACTTTTGAAAAGAAAGACGGGACTATCGGAACTGCTATTGAACTGGAAGCAACTGACATTGGACCATCATTGGTCAATCAAGCTGCTCGCCTATCAAAGGCAACCAAGTCCAACAAGATGGAACGCGGTATGGCAACCCTTGGCGCTTCGATTGAAGAAGTAATCGGAGATCCTTGGAAGCAACCTGAAGCAGCTCCGTTCTAATGATTGAGTTTCTAATTGGGGCGGCGCTGGTGGGAACGCTAGCGCTGCTCCTATGGTTGGATCGCAATGAGTAAAGCCAGGGTCAAGGGAACTCGCGGTGAAAACGCTGTTGTAGATGCGTTGATTCGCGCTGGCTTCAAGTATGCTGAGCGTCGCGCGCTTAACGGTGTAAACGATAAAGGCGACATTACCGGTATCCCTGGATGGGTGTTTGAAGTTAAGTATCACGACTCATACGCTGGGAAACTTGGTGGGTGGGTTGACGAAACTGAAGTCGAGCGCTTAAACGCTAAAGCTGACTACGGTGTTGTATGGCATCGTCGTAAAGGCAAGGCCAGCGCTGAGGATTGGTATGTAACCATGTCCGGCGCACAATTTATTTACATGTTAAAGGAGATTGAAAATGGGTAAAGGTAGAGGTCCTGCTACACCAAATCCAAAGTGTGAAAAGTGTAAAGATGAAGACATTGCTTGCATTGATTGTTACATGGCGGCTGGTGGATACAATGATTGAGAAACGCATTGACGGTAACAAGAAAGCGCCATGGTTGCGCTGTCGTGGTTGTCACACCGCTTACTGGGCAGAGAACTGGCATTGCCTAGACTGCCATGACACATTTTCTTACAAGACAACATTTCATCACTCTGAGAATGGCTGCATACCACCCGTTCGATTTGGTTGGGATCTTGTCGATGATGTATGGACTCCGAAGTAGGTTGT